GAGTAAGTGAAAATGTGGTTAGTCGTAATGGCGACCTTGGAGAAAGAATTAGGTATCTTGTAAATCCTCGTGCTGAAGGCACTGAGCAATTTGGATACTTAATGAAAATACGGCAAGAATGGTACGAGGAAGATCAAGCCGAATTTCAAGTGAAAAACAACCGTATTGATGCCGCTATACGTAACGGTAAAGTCACTGGTGATCACCAAGGCTTTTATGTTCCTAATGACGGAATCAAACTTACTTAATTTATCTGGAGGCTTTTATGGCAAACGTAAATCGTCCTGGCGGCTTAAAACCCGTCAGCTATCTCAGCGGAGCACCCTACACAGGGCAAGCTCGGTTGTACTCTGTTCCCGTTAATAGTGCCGACTTGTACATTGGTGATCCCGTTACCTTAAGTGGTAGTGCGGATACTAATGGTCTTGCTGGTATTGCTATTGGTGTTGCTGGTTCTGCAATCATTGGTGTTGTAGTTGGTTTCCTTGTTGCTCCTCCTGGAGTTAGCTTGGTTGCCTCTAACATTGATTTGACTATTCGCAGTATCCAAGCAAGTGCCACTACTGTTCAATATGCTATGGTTGCTGATGACGCAAACATTGTGTTTGAAATTCAAGATGGTCAAACTGTTCCTACTGCCGTTACTGATATTGGTCGTAATACCAACTTCTTGATTGCTGCTGGTGCTACTGACTATAGTGATTCAGGTACTGTAACTGCTGCTACTCTTACAGATAGCACCACTGCCAACTTGAAACTTCTGGGCTTTACTCAGCGTGTAGATAATCAACCTGGTGCTGCTTATGCAAAACTGTTGGTACGGATCAATAACCATGTTTACAGCGCCTCTACTGGCACTGCTGGCATTTAATTAGGAGAATAGATTATGGCAGGCATTATCACAACCAGTTCCCATCCCAAGGCCTTATGGCCTGGTATTAAAGCTTGGTGGGGACAAACTTACAATGAGCATCCTGAAGAGTATGTGGATTTGTTTGATAAAGACACTTCAAATCAAAACTATGAAGAAGATGTCCAACTGACTGGATTTGGTCTTGTACCAGTCAAGTCACAAGGCTCTGGCGTTCAGTATGATTCTGAAGTTCAAGGTTACGTAACTCGCTATACACACGTTGCATATGCAATGGGTTACATCGTAACTAAAGAAGAAATGGACGATAACCTCTATGAGCAAATCTCCAAACAACGTGCTGCAGCTTTGGCTATGTCTTTCCGTCAAACGAAAGAAAACGTAGCTGCTAACGTTTACAACCGTGCTTTCAATAGCACTTATAAAGGCGGTGATGGTGTTGAGCTTTGCTCTACAGCTCACACCAATACCACTGGTGGTACTTGGGCTAATAAAGCTGCTGTTGATGTGGACTTGTCCGAAGCTGCTTTGGAAGATGCAGTGATTGCAATCATGGGTCTGCAAAATGACCGTGGTTTGTTAGTCGCTATTCAACCTGACACTTTGCACATTGCTCGCCAAGAAGTGTTTAATGCTCAGCGTATCCTTGGTTCTACTTACCAACCAGGTAATGCCAACAATGACATCAACGTCATTAAGTCTGGTAATTATCTGCCAGGTGGTTTTAAAGTGAACCACTACTTCTCAAGCCCCCATGCTTGGTTTATCCGTAACACCATCCCTGGTGGTACTGGTATGAAGTACTATGAGCGTCATGCCATCATGTTTGATCAAGACAATGACTTTGATACTATGAATGCTAAAGCCAAAGGCTACGAGCGTTATAGTTTTGGTTGGTCTGATCCTCGTGCTGTTTGGGGTTCTAACGGTCCCTAATTGTTATTAGTAACAATCCCCCCTCCCTAAAAAGAGGGGGTTCTTTTTATAAAGGAAACTTATCATGGCTTATGGATTACAGAAAAAAAGAGTGATGCCAACCACAGCAGCACCTAAAAAAATGGCTCCTGCTAAAAAAATGGCTGGAACTAAGATGATGGCTACTAAAAAAATGGCCTCAAAAGCACCTATGTCTAAAAAGAAAATGTGACATAGAATGCTGTCTCCAATGACGCTCTAGAAATAGAGCGTTGTTTAACTTAAACAACGTCAAAGGATTTATCATGGCTTCCCCTACCCGTTTCCCCGCTGGTGTATCTACACAAGCAATTGGTTCTACTCTAGGACAATATCCCCTCCCTGATCCCACAGACTTGTCTGTAGACTTTGAAGATTTCTTTCAATATGTTGCTGGTGATTGGACTGTAACTAACACTTCAAGCTACCAAACTATTGGTCTTGTTACTGGTAATGGTGGAATAATTTCTACTACTGGTGGTGCTTCTAGTGTTACTGGCAACATTGGTGCTATCCAATCTAATCCCCTTAACTTTAACATTGCCACCAATACAATCACAGCTACTGCTCCTCCTACTCAAGTAGCTTGGTTCTATACTGCATTTAAAGCTACTACTGCTATTAACAATCAACTACAAGTTGGTGTAGCCAGTTCTATTGCTGCTTTAACTCCTACTGATGGTATCTACTTTAACAAAGCTGCTGGTTCAACCGCAATCACTTTTGTTGTTCGTAAAGGCAGTGCCTCATTAGCTGCTACTGCTTACTCAAGTGGTACTACTACTGTTGCTACTCTTGTTGATGCCACATTTATTAAGTTGGGTTGGTACTATGATGGTAAAGGTAACATTGATGTATTTGTTAATGATGCAAAGGTTTGTTCTGTTGATGTAGGTGCATCTACTGGAACAATGGTTGCTACCTTCCCCAATGCTACAAACTTGGGTATGGGTTTTGGTTGTAAAGCTGCAGCAACTGCTCCTACTACAGCAGACATGATTGTTGACTTTATGTTGTCTGCCCAAACTCGTGCCTATTAAGACAAGTAGTTAAAAGATAAAGAAACAGCATTACTGTCTCCATCGCTAATGATAGAGATAAGAATGCTGCTTTCTTAATGTGTTAAACATCGGCAAGATGGGAGTTTAAAATGAATACTGTATTTATTAAGAGTGGTGAGCAACCTCGCTACTTTGCTTGGAGTGGTGTTCTTTCTAGAACAACTACTGGTGCTTCTTCGCCTACCTACAAAGAAAGTCCTTGGAGTACGTTTCAAGCTATTGTTACTGGAACAGGTTCTGTAACTGCTACAGTTCTTATTCAAGGTTCTAATGAAACAGCTACCTTTAATGGTGATAAATCTAATTGGGTAACCATTGATACGTACACATTATCTGGTACTACTACAGCTACAAATGGCAGTACATCTGTAAGTACTTGGAGATATGTTCGTGCTAACGTAACTGCTATTACTGGTACAGGTGCTACTGTTGAAGTAATCATGGGTGTTTAATAAGGAGTCTTTATGACCTCAACTGTATTTACTAGTGGGACGGTCATCGAGTCTCCTTGGCTTAATGATGTCAATACTAAAACGTATGCTGATACTAGTAACACTGTAGCTTACACACCTGCTGGTACAGGTGCTGTAGCAACTACGGTACAAGCTAAGTTGCGTCAAACTGTTAGCCCCGAAGATTTTGGTGCAGTTGGCAATGGAACAGCCAATGACACTGTTGCAATGCAAGCGGCTATTAATTATGTACAAACCAATGGCGGCGGCACAATAATTTTAACTGGCGGTAAAAACTATAAGATTTCTAACGCCCCTCTGACAATTTCTCAACAAAACGTTGCTATTACATCTGAGGGCAGTTTAATTGGTGCGACCATTACTGTCGCCAATGATGCGGCTGGTATTGAGTTGACTGCGGCTAGAGCCACTTTTAAAGGGTTTTCTTTGGTGTTTAGCAGTGCATCGGGTACAGCAACATCACACGGCATTGACGCATCAACTGTTCAAACTCCATACGTCAATATGGAAAATGTGACTATCCAAGGTTTCCCTGGCGATGGCGCAAAGTTTGTTGATGTGTTTGCGTCTAGATTTTCTAATTGCCATTTCTTTGAAAATGATGGTTATGGGTTTAATGCGTTGGCGGGAACATCTTTAGATTTGTCATCTTGCTATGCACGAGCAAATTTAACGGGTGGATATAGATTAAGCACTGTTGCATATTCCACATTGACTGCTTGCGCTGCGGATGACAACGAAGCCCCAGCATATAGCCTTGTTCAATGCTATTCCATTGCAATGGATGGATGCGGATCAGAAACAACATTGCCTAACGGGGCTTTTTCAGTTATTGAAATTGAAGGTTCAATTGCTTGCTCAGTGCGGAATTATTTTTCTAGCACTGATTTGGTTGGCGCAGGCGCAGGCGATTCTTTAATACGCATTAGGGATGGGGCAAGTAGAAACGCCGACTTAAATTCTTTTTCCAACATTCATCTAACAAGCATCCAAGTAGAT